CCTGGAATGTTATGATTAAAACATTGAATAAATTCACCTCTATGTAATACTTTATAATATCCAGTAGGTGTGTAAGTAGTATGATTAATTTCAAGATGTTGGGGTTTTTCAATAATATCACCAGAAGAATTAACTGCTAACAACCTTGAGGTAGTACCAGTATAAGTTCCAGAACCATAAGCTCCTAATTTTACTTGAGCAAGGTTGTTAACTTGCAAACCTAAAACTTCAGCGTTATTTGAGTTTTTTGTATAAATCTGTAATCCTTGACCATAATGACCTACTATTCTTTGTTTAGGATTAAAGTCTGCAAATGAAGACCTATTTACAAAATGTATTTCTGCAATTATATCACTCACTGATACATTACCACTTGCTAATTCTAATATTGCTTTATCGTCTGTTGAAGATTTTCCTTTTATTGTTAGAAAGTCAGCATTTGCAGAATCACTATTAGAATCATAAGGAGTTGTATCAGTACCAAAAGAACTTCCTATTCTTACGTTGCCTGTAAATGTACCTCCAGTTTTAGCAACTGCGTGTTGAGTCACATTTGAAGCGGATATTCTTGCATTTGCAAAAGTACCACTACCCACTTGACTAGCACCTATTGAAAGGGATGCTTGGTGTTGGGTAACATTGCTAGCAGCTATCCTCGCATCAGCGAAAGTGCCAGATGTTATTTTACTAGCTGGAAGATTTGGAACATCGCCTTCTGCAATAGTTACACTTCCGCCTAAAGTAGCATCAGATAAAGCAGTATTTAATTGTGCAAGTGTGAATGAACCTAATACAGCTGCGTTTCCTACTGATGTTATATGCCCTGTAAGATTAGCATTTGTAGTAACATTAGCTGCTGTAGTTGCATTTGTAGAATTAGTAGCATTAACAGCATTGGTTACTGTTGTTCCCTGTATAACACTAGCTAATGTAGCTCCATTTACAGTAATCGCATCAGCTTCTAAAGTTCCATCTACGTCAATATCCCCACTTAAATCTATATTGCCATTCACTATTAAATTATTTGATAATGTACTAACTCCAGTAACTGCTAATGTTCCAGATGATTTTACACCACTAGTGCTTATTTGCAATGCAGAAGAAGTTCCTTCTCCATCCTCTACTATTCTTAATGAACCGTCTACTCCACTATTGGAGTTTGATACTTGTAATAAATCTTTATATGTGCTTTGTATTGTTTTTCCTGCTAAACTAGCCATTTATGCTCCATAACTTTCATATGTTCTATCTGTTGCATCCCATACATCAGTAACATTTCTCCAATGATTCCAAGTATCGAATATTTCTCTTTGCCAAGTGCCAGCTTTTATTAATAAATCTTGAACGTAAGCCATGTCTACCTCAATGCATAAGGACTAGCTGGGCTAATATGTCCTCGTTTAACTTTGTTACTATTATGGTCTCCAACCTTCTTCCAAAACTCCCTCATGTAATATTCTTTCTTTTCCAATTGACCATTAGCATCTGCTATCATTGCCTTTACATAATCAATAACTGCTAATGTTAACATCCTAGTTAAGTTTACATGGTCGTCTTCATCTGGAGATGTTTGATTAACCAAAGTTGGATTTGCTCCACCAGTTAATTCATTTGGGTCTTTATCTACAAAAGGATAAATAAATGCAGTACCTTCAAACATAAGACCATTCGGTATTGATTCATCTGGATATATTAAGTCGTTTCCATAATAATCATTTGGTAATTGTATTCTGAATCCAGCTAATACTTGATATGTTCCAGACATAGAATACTGATACAAGTATATGTTTCTACCTACTACCTCATAAAAAAAGTTTTTATTTGTATCTATGCTCATTATTCTGGGTCTGTATCTTCGGAGACTATTGGTGGATGACTTAATCTCCTTATTCTTTTGTATTTACTATCTGTGGTATCTAGAACAGATATAGAACGTATTTCTAACATATTTGCTGGTATTGGATACTCCCTTATTCCATCAACAATATCTGTTTTCCAAGTTGATATGTTTTCAGAAGTATTAGAGTTTATTAGATGAATAGCATCTTTTATAAAAGCAATAGTTAGATTTGCATCTCTACTTCCACATCTTTCCATTATTTCTAGGACAGTCACTAGTCTACCACCAAATATTCTACTGCTAAGTGACCAGCACTTCCATTGTCTCCACCATTTAAATCAACTGTTCTAACATGGATTCCTGTGCAATCTATTCCTCTATTATCATCTTTTAAAACTATTGCTTCGCCTTTATCTAAAACTGATAATAAAGTAGTTCCAGACATAACCTTTAATGCCTTGTCTAAAGCTGCCCCCAAAGTAGTTGCAGTTCCATATGCATAACCAGTATTTTTTATAAAGACAAAACTTGCAGTAGATTCTGCACTTATATCAGTTGTGTTAGCACTATCAATAGCTTCTAAATAATTAACAGTTGCATTTAAATACCCTTGATTAGATGCGGTTCCAGCGTAATCAGCTACTACGGATTCTCCACTACCTCCTAATCCTTTGTTTACTTCACTTGCAATCACATATTGAGTTCCACCATTTTCATTTGTTAATTCTTCTTGGGGAGTACAAGAAATTGCATATGTTACTTTGTCTGCCATAATCTATCTCCTAGCTTGTTGTTGAGATTGAGAAGCTATGGCTGTTGAAATAATTCTGCTATTATTTTGTATGTATAAAGTTATCTCTTGAGCTGCCCAATCGTAATATTTTCTTGATTCTTGACTATAATAAGCTGCGTTTTGAGTAGCTGATGTTACCTTTTGGGTTTGTTCAGTTACTTTGGTTTGATATTTCTGCAATTCAGAAGTATATAAAGCTAACTTATTTTGATATTCTTGAATTTCTTTTTCTAAAGTATTACTGTATTCTTGAATAATTCTATTCACATCTTGTTGATATGATTGTATTTCTGATGTGTACCTTTGAATCTTTCTTGATTCATTAGCGTCTACTAATTGTGCATCTTGCAAATCTTTTCTTACTGTAGATTCATACACAACACTTTGTTCATTAAATTTATTTAAATTATTTTGTATATCAGATGCATACTGTTGCAATTCTGTTTGTCTTTTAGTTTGCCATACTGCTATTTCATTCTGTAATTGAACTTGATAATCTTGTACCTCTTTTTCAACTTCAGCTTGATATGCACTTACTTCACTTGAAAACTTTTGAATCTTTTGACTGTCATCAGTTGAAGATAATCTAGAGTTTTCTATGCTTATTTGTAATTGAGCTTGGTATTCTGCATTTTCTTTATTGAACTTATTTAGTTCGTTTGAAATATCTATATTGTACTTTTGAAGACTAATACTATTTTCATTCTGCCATTCTTGGACCTGTGCATTGTTGTTTTGTATAATGTTATTTACTTCGGATGTATACACTTGAACTTCAGAACTAAATTTATTTATAACTACAGAATCTCCACTACTAGCTTGTTGGGCATCTTGCAATGCAATTTGCAACTTTGCTTGATACTCTATATTCTCTTGATTAAAAGAAGATTGAGATTCATTTAATTTTGCTTGGTATTCACTTATTTGAGATTGTATTGCATTGACTCTAGCGGACAACATCTCAGAATCTTCTTCTGCAAGAATCCAATTTTCAACATCACTCCAATTAGGCGCTTGCATAACAGGAGGCGTATAACTAGGAGCAGTTCCTAATTTTGATAAGTCAACTTCAGCTCCACCACTTGAAGATACATTTGCATTAATTGATGGCGGTACTGGAGGAGATGGTAAACTCCAACTTAACGAAGGAAATGCATTAATAGAAATTACTGGTTTAGTATAAGTAGGAACACTTGCACTAAAACTTATAGAGTTATCAGATAAACTTGGAAAAACTGGTAAAGAAGATGATATGTTTAATGCTCCAACAGTAGGAGATACAGAAAGACTCACAGTTGGAGAGATATAAGATGGAGCGGTTCCAGTAAGTGTCGCAACTGAAGATGCTATGCTAGGCGCGACAGGGAGTGAAGATGTAATACTTAAATCCGCTCCAAACGAAGGAGAGTCTGGAGCTACTGGTTCAATAGAATCACTCCAATCCAGAATCTTTGACGAAGACAGTCTATCAAACTCTTTAGAAGCTGCGTGAAAAATAACTGCATTTCTCAAGTCTGAACTATCATCAACTTTAGAAAAATCTACATAATAATAATAACCTTCTTGTCCAGCTTGTGGTTCTGGTTGTATTTGAATTTTACCTCCAGAAACTGCGTAGACAGGATGTTTTAATGTTGCCTTTTTTAGACTACTAGAATCAGCTGCCCAAACTAAATCATCTGAGGATATTTCCTTACAAGCATATCCATTTCTTTTAACACTTAATATAGTGTCTACATTTAAAACTGCATCGTTATCTGCGTTGCTTGTCATAACTCCAGATTGACTAGATGCCCATTTCATTAAATTTTTTGGTATAGCTGATACTACATACTTTTGGGCTGATATTATAAATTGGTCATCAGCGTCAGCTACTCCAGTAATCTTTTCAATATCTAATTCTATATTTGTTGTTGCCATTTATTATCCTATATACAGGGGAGCCGAAACTCCCCCATATATTATAGTTACTTAACTATGGTTTTTTAATTACTAAAACTCTAATAGTAGCAGAACCTAAATCTTTAGTTCCACCACCAATGTTTTTAGCATTAACTGTAACAACCCCAGCTGCACTAACAGAAGCTGCCATAATAACGTCTTCGTTATCTATGCTTAGAGAAGCTAAAGCGAAATCGCCTAGTTCAGCTCCATCTACATTTACTGTAGTTGCTTCATCTGCTTCATCAGCTAAACTTCCATAATCGTGAGATTTAGAACCATGAAGAGCTCCAGCAAACAGGTTAAGGTTATCACCATCTTTGTTTTGTCCGTATAAAGGTATTCCCATGATTTACCCCCTATTTCCAGACCGCATGGGCTTCTGGCATACGCCATTCCATACCGGCCTCAGTTTGAATTAAATCAACCCTACGGTCAACACCACTATTTTCAAGAGTCTGAACTCCAACGTATACCGCAGTATCACGATTAAGTCCATTACCTACTAATGGTCTATATGCACAATGACCCATGTTAATACCAAGAATCTTAATGTCAGTTCCATCCAAGTGAATGTTACGAACAAGATTCATTGCACCATAAGGAGTCATTACTTGAGTAACGTCTAATCCATAGACTTGCTTCTTGCCAACTATGCTGAAATCTGCACGACCTAGTACAGAACCACCACTAGCGACTTTACCTACGTTAGCTGAGAAGTACCCACTTAGTTTGTGCATCCAATTGTAAGTATCAGTAGAACACATGAACAATGTTGCATTTGCATTATTGTATCTTGGGTCTAAGAACTGAGACATATCATCTAAGAAATCATCTTGTGATTTTGTTGTTCCAATAGTAGAACCATCAAAGATGTTTCCATAGTTAGTGATAAAACTTACTGCACCTTCTGTGTAGTTAACTCCATCAACAACACCTTGAGAACCAAACAACAATGCAGTTTCGATGTCATACTTATGCTCGATTAGCTTTGTTCTCCAGATTCTTGCAAATTCGTTAGGTTCATACTTAAGAACAGTTGCTCTTGTAGTATTGTCCATTGCCATTGCAGTTTTGAAGATTTGAGTTAGTCCAAAAGCAGTTGAGTAAGGTTGGTCTTTCCAAGACTCTGGGTATCCAGAACCTTGTGCATGAGCAGTTCCAACAACGTAAGAACGTCTTCCTTCTAATGAAGAAGCGATGTTTTGGTCGTAGACTTGCTCACCACCAGCATCTTGGTCTCCATCTCCATCGTTACCGCCTGGAGAGAAGTTATTGCTTAAGAAAGAAGCTAGTTCGTTACCAGCACTATCAAATTTGATAATCTTACCAACTAACTTTACACATTCCTTACCATCTTCTGAAAGACCATCAACAATGCTATCAACTTTCATTAAGTGATAACCTGCGACGGCTCCACCGCCACCTGCTGCTGAAATTGGAATCTTAACTACTTGGCCAGGTAAGAAAAAAGTAGGTCTTGTACCAGAAGAACCAACATCAACTTTAGAAGCTGATTGTCCATGTATACTAGTAATATTACCAGCTGATTTATAATCTGTTGCCATAAATAGTTCTACAGATTGCCCAGCGCCTGATACTGCTGCGCCTGCGTCTGATTGGTCGAGTTCTGCATCTGCGAATTCTTTAGCTCCATTGGAGATGAATCCCATGATATATGCATATCTCTTATGATACGAATGTCTTTGCTCGGTAAATTTGAACTCTGGGTCATCCGTAGGTTTTTTAGCGACTTGTGAGACGAATCGGAAAAAAGGGTCTTGAGCTATTGAAAGTTCGGAAACTCTTTCCCCAAAATTGTATTTCCGCCTGAGGTCGCCTGTGTCTTTTGAAGTACCATCATTCCACGAAGCCGTGTCTGAATAAGTACCTAAACTGAATACATCAGTAGCCATTTTGTTACCTCATTATTTTGAGTTAATGGCCATCAATATATTATTCTATATACTGAAAGCCTTTTCTAGTTCACTACCAGAACCCAAAATGGTGTCAAATACTGAATCATCGTGAGACTTTTCAACTTGTGTACTTCCTTGTGTTGCAAGGGTACTAGGTTGACTTTGTACCTCTCTCATTTTATTATGAATCTCTTGTCTAGCGTTATCAGCTATCTGTTCATCCCTATTCTTACGATTCATTAAGTAATAAATGTCTTCAAGTTCTAAAGACTTAGACTTTGCAAAGTCGGTAAATTTGCTCCATTCTTCATCAGACATATTCATCTTTTGTTTGAATTGAGCTTCTTTAGCCATTTTTGCATTTTCTTGTCTTTGACTTTTTAATACATTAGAAAGACGACGTTGTACAACTCCATCTATTGTCGCTCCCAATACTTTTGCAGAATCAGAATCTGGTTTTGAGAAAGCCTCATCGGCATCGAAAACAAAATCTTCATCAAGATTCAACTTTTGATTCAATGTTTCTGGGGTCTGGCCTCCACCCTCAAAGTAATTCCTAACATGAGAAATTAAATTAGGGTCTTCTCGCATAGCATCTAGTATAGGCATAT